GATATTTGTATAGTTTGCTCGAACTGCGAAAATACAGATATAGTAAATCCGTTTACTCATAGTATATTCAAGCATTGCCCGAATTGCGGACAGGCTTTGGATTGGAGTGATACCGAATGAAAATAGGATATATTGCCAAACGCAACCTTGAACTAAATCCGCATTTGGCGGAAAAGTTCAAGTTCGAAGAAGCATCGTTCACAAGAAGAATCTCAAGCCGTGGAGATAGGGTTTGCTCGAAAATGTTGGCGCGCCCGATTGACTATGAAGAGATTGTGGACAACGCCAACTGGATGAAGGACAGCCCCGGGTTAATCCTCGTTGGTGAGCCTTTTCTCCTTGATGATGAACTGAGAGAAAAGTGTCTGCGTTGGTGCGAATGGGCGAACAAAGTTGACGAAAGTGAGTACAGTTTTATCGCTGATAGGGAGTGATACCAATGGATAACGAAGATAGATGCGTCTGTTGCGGAGAGATAGTCCCCGAAGGGCGGCAGATTTGCCCGTCGTGCGCGGCGGCATACATAATGACGAGAGATATGGGTAACGGAAGGAATCCCGACAGAATAGACGGCTTTCTTGAAACGCTTGGTCGGGCGTGGAAGAGGGTTCCCGATTGGAGGTTCTTTCAGCTGATATGCAACATCCAAAGAGCAATGCACTCTGATGGATTTTATTTAGAGGACGGTGACTCCGAGCAGTTTATTAAGGAGATGTTTAAGTGAAAAAAGAGTTTAATGAGTGCGTCGGATGTCCGCCCGAACTTGGGTGTTTCGGTGACTCGTGTCCACATAGGCGTGTTACTCGATACTTCTGCGACAAGTGCGGTGAAGAGGAGACACTTTATTATGTGGACGGCGACGAGCTGTGTGCAGAGTGTGTGCTGGACGGGCTTGATATTGTCGAGGGTTCGGACGAATAGAGAGGAGAGATTCAATGATAAAAATTGAAAATGTTGTAGCACCTTCTACCGAACAGTGGGAGGCGATTATTAGGGGCTGTCGAAATCCAATGAATAGCTGGAATAAGAGTGACAGCTATTATCCCGAAGAGTATCGTCACGGTGATCTTCCCAGTGATGCTGTTGATATCGGCGACAACGACCTTAATCTTATGAAGCGTCTTTGTAGCGCGGGTACAGACCATCGCAAGTTTATGAGAATGATTACGGTGTATGTGGACATTATTGCTCCTTTGTATTTTTGGAAAGAATTTTCGACTTACAAGGTGGGTACGGTTGCCAATTCCTGTTCTACCATGCACAAGATTCATGCGAAGGAATTTACGCTGGAAGATTTTTCACACGAACACCTATTGAGTGGAAAGGGGTTTAAGCTTGTTTATGATGATTGTAATCCAGATAGAGAAGTTGACTTTCACCTTAAAATGGCAAGTCACCAACTTCTTGAACTAATCATTAATACATTAAATTATTACCGTAAGATATTTCTCGAAACCAAAGACAAAAAATACTGGTGGCAACTTATTCAGTTGCTTCCATCCTCTTATAATCAGCGCCGAACGGTTATGTTGAATTATGAAGTGCTTGCCAACATTTATAAGTCTCGAAAAGGGCATCGTTTGGACGAATGGAAGACCATGCTCGACTGGATTGAAACCCTTCCATATTCAGAGTTGATAACAGGGGAGTCCAAAGACAAGAATGAAACCGAGGGCGAGGACGAGGAGGACTAATATGGACGCAGTAGATTACCTTAAAACAAAAGAGCGAATGTGCGGAAAGTCATCTGGTTGCTCCATGTGTCCACTCGCTATGGGCGAACCCTTTGGCTGTGAAACCGTTGAATCCCAACGTCCCGAAGAGGCTGTCGAGATAGTTGAAAGGTGGAACATAGAACACCCGGTAGAAACATATGTAAGTGACTTTCTCAAGAAGTTCCCGAACGCGATATTGGATAGCGAAGGTTGTCCGCCTAACTGCGTGAGATACCTTTACGGCAACGACCATACTCCACTCGGCGACCGTGGGTGCGTTGGTGTTTCTTGCTCAACTTGTTGGAATAGACCTATAAAGAAAGAGAAGTGTAGATATTATAAGGCTGAACACGGAGCAAAAGTGTGCATCGGTCAAAAGGGTGAGCCGTCGTGTAAGTGTGGCGGCGACGTGAATTGCTGTGAGAGAGACTAAAGGGAGAAGATAAATGGGTTATTACTTTAACAGAGAAGATATTTTAAATGGCGCAAAAGACTGCGTTTGCAGGAGCAGGGAGGCGGAATACAGCTCGCCTGAGAACAGCTTTACCGCGATAGCAAATTTGTGGACGAGCTATCTCGATGCGGCGTTCCCGGACGAAAAGGTTCTGCTGACCTGTAAAGATGTCGCCGCTATGATGGTGCTTTTTAAAATGGCAAGGGTGGCGACCGGTAGAGGCAAGGCTGATAACTGGATAGACGCGGCGGGGTATGCGGCGTGTGGTGGTGAGACCGAGAAGATAATTCGACCCGACACAGAAGTCTCGAAGGACACTGACTGTGGGATGGTTGTACGAGAAAGAAAGAGCTAAAACGGGAGCTAAATTCTCTACGCACCGACCTCGAAGCCGCTAAGAGCAATGCTGATTTTTGGAAGGGATATACAAAATTCAATCAAGAAAAATTAGAAGATAACAAACAACTCCGTGAGGAGAACTTAAGACTAAACAAGCTGCTCGTAGAGGTGACAAGTGACCTTAACGCACTTCGCCGAAGTAGTGGATTCGCTCATGCTTACTGCGCTTACGATGAGTGGTTAGACAAAGAATACTGTGACCGTTGCAGAGAGAACGGATATAACGATTGGAAATGGAGAGGAGTTTTAAAAAATGAAGAGAATCATTGACGAGATATTTGACTGGCTTACAGCGATAGATGAGGCGATAGAAATAACTGCC